AAATAAGTTATAATAGTGACGGACAAAACCGTCTTGTTAAAAATTATTGTGTTCTTGCTAATACACAATTGCTTGGGGTTACATACTTACCAATCACTACGGCAAGCAACAATGCTATATAGACTGCTAGTGCTAGGTCATTCATTACTTCTTACTCCTTACTGATTCAGCTACCATACCTAACTGGAAGATTGTACTTGCTAATAGTAAAAATATTACTGTAAATAAAATATCTATCTCGTTCATATGTACTCCTTTTATTATCATTTATACTACGTATTATACCCTAAAATGGAGAGGAAGTAAAGCGATTATTAAACTTTATACTCACTTTCTTTTTACGTCATTAACTAATACGGGCTCCATATCTTTGTTATACGGAGTCTTTATTATTTAATCAGACATACCCTCAACTAAATCTTTTAAACAGCAGTAAAGTAATCTACTACACCCTTAGCATCTGAACCGAAGAATTCAACATCAGCTCCATCAGGGTTATTAGACGCAACAGTCATGTACCATCCATCTTCATCATACTCAAACCAACCAGTTGATACAACGTTGCCTTCAGTAGTACAGAGAACGTTCTCTGACTCGTTACCATATGATGTAGTGACTGTTCTCTTACCGAAGATGAACATGTCATTCTCAGCAAGTACAGCATCTAATGTAAGGTTGTTTAAGATTCTTGGTAATACTCTCATTTGAAACTCCTTTTCTATTTAATATACTACGTATTATACCCTATAAATGATTGTCTAGGTAAGTTTCTTTGATGTAATTAGTAGGGTTATGTCGAATATGTGTGGGGTAGTTATAAAATACCTAACGTGATATGACTGTTTAGTTAAAAAATACCTGTACTATATGACTGGTCGCAGATTAAAAGTGCGTTTATATGGGGGAGAAAGTCATTGATGGGGTGGTCGGTGCGAGAGTTTAGTTATAAAATACCTAATATATGGGGGTATTGATGAGGTGCTGACGAGGAGCTGAGAATATTTTTTGGAGTTTAGTTATGTTTTACTTATTTTTTTTATCGGAAATACGGTCTAGGTGGTTTAAACCAGATTCTCAGCGTCATCCAGCGATACCTCAGCGTCATCCAGCGATACCTCAGCGTCATCCAGCGATACCTCAGCGTCATCCAGTTTCTTAGCAGTCATCGTCCATATACCGAGTTTCCATTAGTTTAGCTTCCACTTTCTCTAGGTATTTCAACGCATTACGTACAGATTCTATATTATCACCCAATACCCCTATACCATAATTACATTTACTACACAATACACCTCTAAATGCCATAGTATCATGATCATGGTCATAACAAAGACGTGCGGTACTTATAGACTCATTACAACTCTCGCATACATTACTACTACTCATTCTGTTATTGTATTCTTCTAATGTAATACCATACTTAATTTTAATTCTATATTCTTTACGTTTTAATATTACTTCAGGCCTTCTATTGTATTCTTTTTTATATTCTTTGATTTTGTCTAGGTTATTCTCTCTGTATCGTTTGTTGTTTTTATTCTTATTAATTCTGATTTGTTCTTTCGAAAGATTCATAGTGACCTTCTGCCTTGTTCATCGTAAAACTTAACTGACGCAGTTTCTTTAATTTGTTCTATTCTCTCAATCAGTTCTCCATGCGTGTATAAATCTATCCCATTCTTAGTTCCATATACTGCTTGGTATATCTCAGACATGTCTAAATATGCTCGTGCTTCTTTTATACTGATACTCATCTATGCCTCTTTAAATAATTGCCATATAGTCTTTTCTGTTTCTTCTTTCTTTTCTGGTTTGGAATCTGTCATTGTTTAGTCCTTTTTCTTAATTGTCAATAGAGTCTATTATACCCTAAACATATTGTCTTGGGTAAATACTTTTGTTGTAAATAGTAGGTGTATTCTTAAAAGAAGTCAGACAAGTCAAGGGATTTACTTTCTAAAAAATAGTCCATGTCATTGGTACTGAAACACCAGACATTCTCAATATATGTCTTTGCTAGGTATTCTTTAAGAGCATTCTCATCGTTTCCCGTAAAGGATTTACCTTGTGCCCTCTGTTGGATTTTCATACCTATTTGACCTTTGAAATGAGGGAGTAGGCTATCAACTAATTCATCACCAGTTCTGTACCTTGTTCCTTTTATTTTCGGATCCATTATATTAACGAATAGATGACCATTAGTTTTTGATAGGGATTTAAAAGAATTAGATGCTACTGGAAGGAAAAACTTATCTCTCCAGTCATTGTATTCTTGGTATTTACTCCATGATTGGTCTGATTCATGCTTTCCACCCTTATTGTATAGTTCAGTTGAGAAGTATGGAGGAGAAGTGAATGCGCAATTAATGTCTACTATTTCGTCCCATGGAAGATTCTCTGCACCTGTTCTGTATAGTGTTACTGATTTACGTTCACCCTTTAGAATGAATATGTCATCAGTATCTTTTACTATTTCGTACTTATTAGGACTTAGGAGTTTAGAAAATGTTATTGACATTTCTTTATAGATTTCGAATGTAGTTGGATTTGGGTCGCAACCTATAAACTCTTTAGCAGAATTGGTAGCGAAGAACCCAGTCAGTCGGTCGCCCCAACCCATCGAAGTGTCTAGTATTTTAGATGCTTTAGTCATTTCATATATTGACTTTGCTACTATTGGTTTGAATTGAGTTGCTATATAAGCACCCATTCTCATTGCCATTAAATAGGAGTTTTTAGTTAATCCAGTGTTAGATATACACTCACCAGTTTCTTTATTGTAATGGACGTCATTAACACCTCTCCATAACGCGCCCGTAGCAGGCCATAGATTTCTTGGTTCGCCCCTTTCCCATACCTCTACTGGACTTTTATTAAGTTGGCACGAACACTCGTACCTTGTGCTTCTCATGAAATAATCAGAAACTCTATTGAAAGGGGCAGCTGGACCATCGATAACGCCTAGGGGATATTCATGATAACTATACTTGTAGTCATCATATTTCTCTAGTACATTATCATCGACAGTAGGTGATGTAGGGTGAATATACTTAGTGTAATTCGCCTTTAAAAGTTTGTTGAAGTTCTTAACCATATCTTCATATGTGATAGGGTTAAAAGGGTAATTGGAAGTGTTGCTCGCAATGTATTCAGCGAGCGTATATCGACATTCTTTCTTTCCATATTTGTCGGTGACGTATTTGAATTCGCCAACGTTTAAATATGGGATATTATCAATGGCGTGCTCTTGGTAGTAATCGTATAATTCTTTATTCATAGAGTCTATTATACTATACTTTTACTAAAAAAGCAAGTTATATCGAATAATTAATTATGCCAAAGACCTACATCGGTGACGTACATGCGATACATTTTGTAGTCCAACTCATCAGGCGACAAAGACTCCAACCCAGAACAACCACCCGACGCTAGGGTATCAACCCACATTGCGTATTCTAATTGTTCCTCAATTGTTAATACCTCTTTAAAGGCTGCTTCGTTGAACTTATCATCACTAGATATCTTCATACGCTTCTACTACACGTTGAACTATACCAGACCTAACAATATCTTCTTTTGTAAAAACAATATTATTAACTCCATCTATTTTGCCCAACCTATTCATAGCATCGACTAATCCGCAAGTACCACGAATATCCATTTGAGTTTTATCACCATTAACAATGACTGTACAGTTTTGACCTATTCTCGTTAGAAATAACTTCATTTGAGTTGGAGTACAATTCTGTGCTTCATCTAGAATAATCCAACAGTTTTTAAATGAACGACCACGCATATATGCTAATGGAGCAGCTTCAATTCTACCCGCTTTTGTTAATCCACTTACATGACCTTTTCCCAACACTTCTTCTAATACATCTTTGAAGGGTTGAAAATAAGGGGCAAACTTGTCTTCAAGCTCTCCTGGTAAGAACCCAAGGTGCTCACCAGCCTCTTGTACTGGTCTAGTGACTACAATCTTTTCGGTCTTACCCGTTTTAATTGCCTCAGCTGCCAATGCTCCACAAACGTATGTTTTACCTGTGCCCGCTGGACCACAACCGAATGTAATAAGGTTGTTTTCTATTGATTTTATATATTGTGCTTGCTTAGCGTTGAGAGGCTTTAGCGGGGAGTCTGTTTTAGGGATTGCGAAGTCGTTTAATAATTCTATAACTTCGTGTGCTTGCTCTTGATGATCGTAATTATACTTGTCTATTGTACCGTTCTTGAGTGAACGGAAAAAGGACTTCTTTGCCTTCTTTGTCATAAATAATTCCATTAGTTAAAAAAGTGTTACTTCATTTATTGGTTTATTTACCTTCCTCCTTTAGGGGTATTAGTGATTATTGCGTTATACAAATATTTATAATAATTCAGATTTTCTTATTGATATATCTTGCTATTGCGTACGTACTTAGACCTAAGCATATATAAATTATACCATCAATCCAACTGATGTCGTTTAATAGTTCTGCTGTTATGAAAGTTAAATCCATTCTACTCTCCTATACCGTAAACGACTCACCACAACCACAAGTTGCTTTTGTTAAAGGGTTATTAAATTCAAACCCCTCATTGAGTCCATTAACGACATAATCCACTTCTGTTCCATCGATGAATATTAATGACTTCTCGTCAACTACTATTTTAACACCGTTGGAATAAAACTCTTTGTCGTCAATATTTATAGTGTCGGCGAATTCTAATTGATAGGCATAACCCGAACAACCAGTTGTTGATATTGATATTCTTAATCCGAACCCAGAACCTCTCTTTTCTAGAAATTCCTTTACTCGTTCCGCACCTTTATCTGATATTGTAATCATACCGAAAAACTACTCCCGCAACCACAAGTCGTTTTAGCATTTGGATTGCTTATAATGAATCTTGAGCCTTGAAGGTCTTCAAGATAATCTACTGTAGAGCCTACTAAGTATTGATAACTCATCGGGTCTACAACTAACCTTACATCATTATTTATAACAGTGCTATCGCCCTCTTTATGTTCGGTGTCGAATGTGAATCCATAAGAAAATCCAGAACAACCACCACCGACAATATATACTCGTAAGTGAGTATCATTATCACCATCATCTAACATCGTTGATACTTTGGTAGATGCGTTATCAGTAAATTCAATATCTGCTATGAAGAGAGACAATTTTCTTTGTAGTTGGTAATAGCTGCTTTAATACAATCTTCTGCTAATACAGAACAGTGGATTTTAACTGGTGGTAATGCCAATTCTTCTACAATATCGATGTTCTTGATATCTGTAGCCTCGTCTAACGTCATTCCCTTTACCATTTCGGTTAATAGTGAACTTGAAGCAATGGCAGAACCACAACCATATGTCTTGAACTTAGCATCTTCGATAATACCGTCTTTGACTTTAATTTGTAATCGCATTACATCACCACAAGCTGGTGCGCCTACCATACCAGTACCTACATCTGGGTCATCCTTTGGAAATACCCCTACGTTTCTAGGGTTTTCATAGTGGTCTAACACTTTTGCTCCATATGCCATTATAATATCTCCAGTTTAAATGTTTTTAAATATTGTTTGTATGCCCTTTCGATAACTTGATTAGTCGCATCGCCCTCCGCTTTGTACTCAACCCACAAGGACATTTTCTGTCCCAT